ATTTGAAAAAGTAAAATCAAAATGAGTATATTAACAACTATATCTGGAGTACCTTTATTTAGTACAATTTTTGAAGCTAGAAGTTGGGCTATTGAAAATGGTTGTCGCGGTCATCATGTTCATAGGTTTAAAGGTCAAAACGGTTATATGGGTTGTACTGGTCATAATCAAGCGTCTGATACGTTATTAAATATTAGTACTACACCAAGAGTTGTTAGTAGAAACATAAACACAACTACCAACACAAATATGAATAGAAACATGCCTATTAACAGAACTGTTAGTGGAGGTAGTAGTACTAGCACTGGTGGAAGTGGAGGTGGAGGTGGATATTAAAAATTAAATTATGTTAGGTAAATTATTTTCTGGAGGAGCTGCTGATTTAGTAAAAAACGTAGGTGGAGTTATAGATAATCTACATACATCTAAAGAAGAAAAGCTTGAGGCAGAAAGAAAAATAAAAGAAATTATAGCTAATCACGAAGCTGAGATGGAGAAAAACATTACAAGCAGGTGGGAAGCAGACTTAAAATCAGATTCATGGCTTAGTAAAAATGTTAGACCAATGGTTTTGATTTTTTTAATAGTATGCACCATGCTATTAATATTTATTGATGCTGGTGCGATAAAATTTAACGTAAAAGATTCTTATATAGATCTTTTGCAATTAGTATTAATAACCGTGATTGGCGCTTATTTTGGAGGTCGATCACTAGAAAAAGTAAAAAAATAAAATTATGGCAAAATATTTTACAGTAGAAGTAATACCAACTATAGCAGCTAGCACACAAGTAGAGAACTCTGCAGATGATCTACTTTTTGATTGGACTTCTTTTCAGGTTCCTAGAGGACCTAATAAATTAATTTCGGCTACAGTAGTTATGAGAGGTACTAACGGTTCAGATCAAGATACAGGAAAAGCAGATTTAGATCTTGTTTTTGCAAAAACAATTAAAGGTGTAGCGCCAGGAACATTAGGAACTCCAAACCTAACTATCAACGCTAAACCGGGTGTATCTAATCATATAATTGGAATGACACATATTGATGCTTCTGGAGACTATGGTGCGGCAGGTTTTGATCACTTTTCAGTTGGATCAACTGGTTCTGGTGCTGCTGGATCTCTTATTCCAACGTGTGTTTTACAAGGAGAATTAAGCTCAGGAGACAATGTAGGTTTTGATACTCTTTATTTAGGTGGTGTTGCTGGTAATGGAGCTGGTAGCGGTGGTATTGACTTTGGTACAGGAGTACTGCTAGATGATGATGTTGATATATCTGGAAGCAACGGAACGATTACAACTTTAGATGGTACAGCATGCGATGTTGCTTTTGCAGTTGGTGATATTATTCATGTAAATGGAACCTCTACAACTGACATCATTTTAGGGGAAGTAATTTCTATAGACTCTAACAATATTGAGTTTAGACATGATGGTGGTATTGGAGGAACTAATGATCCTACAGGTTCTTATGTTGTACCAGCAGATCTTGCAGCTTGGAGAATTCAAAATGGAGCAGGTGCAGCTGGTGATTTAGCAAATAACGATGAGTTATTTAATATTCACCCAATAAAGATTATATTATCATTTGAAAGATAAAACAAAACAAATTAAATTAACTTAAATTAAATAAAAAATGGCAACAACAAAATTAAAAGGCACTAGTGCTAAAATTAAAGAACTTACAGGTGCTAAACCTGAAAAGATAACTGACGAGCAGTTAGAACAAGTTCAAAATACAGTAAACAGTATCAATAGAACTCAACTAGAAATAGGCTCAATGGAATTAAAAAAACACGAGCTAATGCACAATATATCTAGTCTTAGAGAAGCATTAGGTAAATTACAAAATGAGTTTGATAAAGAATACGGTACGTATGACATTAATATTCAAGACGGTACTATAAATTACCCAGAAAATGGCGAAGTTGATAAGAAAGATTAGTGTAGGTAAAGACTACAAGAATGACGCTATGCACTACGCTGTTGGTCAAGAAGTTTACGGAGGTCATACAATTTGTGATATATTAGAAGAAGACGATAAGTATTCTATATATATCAAAAAGAATAAGGATGTTTTACCTTGGAAAGACTTCAATAAGAATATGGCTGTATCTGTAGAATATAATCTAGAATATTAATGAAGAGTGTTTACAACTTTGTTGTAACACCAAAAGGAAGTAGATATAATAACACTAAAAAAATTGGTGATTCAGAATTAATAATTAATACTGAAATTTATAATCATCAATACGTAAATAGAGAAGCAATTGTTATATCAACTCCTATTATTGGTGAAACAGATATACAGCCTAGTGATACCGTTATAGTTCATCATAATGTTTTTAGAAGATGGCATAACGTAAAAGGTATAGAAAAAAATAGTAGATGTTTTTTCGATGAATCTACTTATTTTATTAACCATGATCAAATCTTTTTGTACAAAAGAAATGAAGAGTGGATAGCTCCAAAAGGTTATTGTTTTGTAAAACCTTTAAAAGCAGTAGATCAATTTAATATTGAATCTGAAAAACCTTTACAAGGTATCGTTAAATATTCAGACGGTACAGTTGAGGCTAATGACTTAGTTGGTTTTAGACCAAATAGTCAATATGAGTTTGTCGTTGATGGCGAGAGACTATATAGAGTTTTATCTAATTTTATTACAATCAAATATGAATATCAAGGAGACGAAGAAGAATATAATCCAAGCTGGGCATAAAGCAGTTGAAGAGCTGATTAAGGTAGCAAGGGAAGCAATCGTAGATTCAGACGATGATATATCAGCAGATAGACTAAAAAATGCAGCAGCTACTAAAAAACTAGCTATATTTGACGCATTCGAAATACTTAACAGAATCCAAGAAGAAGAGCAACTACTTGAGGGCAAAGCACCTGAAGAGACAAAGGAAAAAGTCTTTAGAGGATTCGCAGAAGGTAGATCTAAGTAATGTACGAGCAAAGTTTAGTTAAAGTAATAGAACCTATTAAAAAGACAACAATTAGTCGTCTTAACAAATCTAAAAAATGGAAATATGGATATGATAAAGAACATGATATTATTATTATCTCAAAAACGGGAAAAATTGGTGAAATACTTGAAATTCAAGGCTTGCGCATTGGCTTGCCGTTGGAACCAAAAAGAGTGTACGTGCACTCCAAAAACAAATGGGTAAAATTTGAACAGCCTAAAGAATTACAACGTCTAAAAAATATATTTGATTGGAGAAATTATCCAGACGAAAACAAAGAGCAGTGGTACGACTATATAGACGAAGAGTTTAAAAGAAGAGAAGAGGGTTTTTGGTTTATGAATAATGGTAAGCCAACTTATATAGTGGGAACGCATTATATGTATCTTCAGTGGAGTAAAATTGATGTTGGTGCTCCAGACTTTAGAGAGGCAAATAGATTGTTCTTTATATTCTGGGAAGCTTGTAAAGCAGATAAAAGATGTTACGGTATGTGTTACTTAAAGAACAGAAGATCAGGGTTTTCGTTCATGTCATCTGCTGAAACGGTTAATTTAGCCACTCTTGCAAGTGATAGTAGATATGGTATACTATCTAAAACTGGTTCTGATGCAAAGAAAATGTTTACAGATAAAGTTGTACCAATTAGTATAAACTACCCGTTTTTCTTTAAACCAGTGCAAGACGGTATGGATCGTCCTAAATCTGAACTTGCTTATAGAGTTCCAGCTAGTAAGTTTACGAGAAAAAAAATGGCAGCTACAGATGGGCTTGAAGAAATAGAAGGATTAGATACAACTATTGATTGGAAGAATACTGGGGATAATAGTTACGATGGTGAAAAACTAGCGTTGCTAGTACATGATGAAAGTGGTAAATGGGAAAGACCCGATAATATTTTAAATAACTGGAGAGTTACAAAAACATGTTTACGATTAGGTAGTAGGATTATTGGTAAATGTATGATGGGCTCAACTTCAAACGCGTTAGATAAAGGTGGAGAAAACTTTAAAAAATTATACAAATCGTCAGATGTCACGAAAAGAAATAGAAATGGTCAGACAAAGTCTGGACTATACTCTCTTTTTATCCCAATGGAATGGAACTACGAAGGATTTATTGATGAGTATGGAGTTCCAGTCTTTACTACTCCTGATATCGATAGACTCGCACCAGACGGTGAACTAATAGATGTAGGTGTAATAGATAATTGGCAAAATGAAGTTGATGGTTTAAAAGACGATCAAGATGGATTAAATGAGTTTTACCGCCAGTTTCCAAGAACTGAAGAGCATGCGTTTAGAGATGAAACAAAAAATAGTATATTTAATCTAGTAAAAATATACGAACAAATAGACTACAATGAAGAAATGTCTAGAACCTTAGGAGTTACAACTGGTAACTTTCAATGGGTTAACGGTATTAAAGACTCACAAGTAATATTCTACCCAGATCCAAAAGGTAGATTTAAACTTAGCTGGGTTCCACCTCAGCAATTACAAAATAGAGTGGTACTTAAAAATGGTGTAAAATATCCTGGTAATGAACACATGGGAGCATTTGGTTGTGACTCTTATGATATATCAGGGACCGTAGATGGAGAAGGATCTAAAGGAGCATTACACGGCTTAACCAGGTTTAGTATGGAGGACGCTCCTGCGAATAGCTTCTTTTTAGAATACTTATCAAGACCACCTACGGCAGAAATATTCTTTGAAGATGTTTTGATGGCGTTAGTATTTTATGGTATGCCGATACTCGCAGAGAATAATAAACCTAGATTATTATACTATTTAAGAAGAAGAGGTTATAGAGGATTCAGTATGAATCGACCTGACAAAGTTTGGAATAAATTATCTGTAGCAGAAAAAGAAGTAGGTGGAATACCAAACTCTAGTGAAGACATAAAACAAGCTCACGCGGCGGCAATTGAAATGTATATTCAAGATCACGTTGGTATAAAACAAGATGGTGGTTTTGGTAATTTATATTTTAATGATTTACTAAACGATTGGGCTAAGTTTGATATAAACAAAAGAACAAAGTTTGATGCATCAATAAGCTCTGGTTTAGCTATTATGGCAAACAATAGACATTTGTATGCTCCAAATGTAAAGGTTGAAAAACCAAAATTAAACATAAATATTTCTAAGTATAGTAATACTGGAAATAATTCACAAATAATAAAATAAATATGGCATATTCTAGTAAAAGTTATTTTCCAAGCCAAACCGTAAGTGATGCTGA